CCAACCACCAAACAGGTAGTCCATGGCATTTTCCCAAGGGTCTTCATGTGTATTCAACCAAGGAACGTTGGCCTTTTCTTTCCAGTCATCATGAACAATCCGTTCCATAATCCACATAACATCTGGGCAAGTAATCTCAAACCTACCACCTGGTTTTAGAATACGATGGATTTCTCTAAGAACAGCAGGTACAGCAAAGTGTATCAAGTGTTCTACAACATCACCAAGATAAATCTTCTCCGCACTATTATCTTCATACGGATATGGAATGTTATGAAGGTCATGGACTTTAGTTGTACCTGGCCACTGGTGAATATCCATACGTTCCGTTGAGTCCGGTTTTGGATGCGGTCCAGCACCAATATCCAGAATAAGTTTATCTGATTTTTCTATTGTGAGTTTAACTTCATCCATTTAGAGCATCCCTAATACAAAGACGTAAACTGTCATTAACTTTCATTTTTGCTTCCCAACCAAGAAGTTCTTTTGCCTTTGTAACATCAGGCACGCGATGGCGAACATCATTAAGATATCCTGGTTTATGGTCAAAGGTCATAGCATAATCAAACTGGCATCCAAACTCAGTGGTTGCGATAACACGGATTCTTCGTGCCAAATCTTTCATAGAGATTGGTTCATGATTACCTAGATTGAAAGCATGACCGTTCGTCTTTGCGGAGAATGAATGTGTAGCAATAGCCTCTGCCACTTCATCAATCCATGTGAAGCAACGGATCTGCTCACCATCACCAAGAATAGGAATATTATTGGAACGTTTGACTATAATCTCATGCATAAAGTCAGCAAATACATGAGAGATACCTTGCTGGCCTTCCGTTCGCTCATACGGCGTTAGAACGTTGAATGGACGCCAAATGGTATATTCTACACCATACTGCTTCTTAAAAGCAATAGACATCTTTTCACCAACATACTTTGATAGTCCGTATTCGGTGTAAGGAGCAATCACCTGATCAACATCATCCTCCTTAACTGTACCTTGGCAGTTCTCATACACCATAGAGGATGATGTATAAACAACTTTGGAGACACCGTGGTCTACTGCGGCCTTGAGGACATTATTATGTAGTGCTAAATCTTCACCAAGAATATCGGCACAATACTTATTGAAACCACCGACGCCGTATATTCTGGCTGCCATTTGGAATATAACATCTGGTTGGACAGATTTCACAAGAGCATCAACAGAAGGACGGTCCGTAAGGTCTACCTTGCGAAACTCATATCCTTCACCGGCAATACCAAGGCGTTCACCGTATCTAACCAAGTTATCAACACCATAGACAATATGCTTATCTCTCAAAAGTTTTGGAACAACTGCTTGACCTAATGATCCCTCACTTCCACATACGAGTACCTTCATTTCACATCTCCAATTTTATAAATGCCTGTCTTACTTAGTTTACTTTCCGGATACATTTTCCAGAGGTCAGCAACAATACAATCTTTTCTAAACCAATCTAGAGGCCATACAGATTCCATATTTGTGTGTGGTGTCATTACAATAATAGCATCAGCCTCTTGAGGTATCATACATGTATTTTCTTCAACAAAAGGATCCCACATATCAGATTGCACACCATGTTTCTTACATACTTTAACCATCTTATATGAAAGGCTGTTGCGAGTATCATCACAGTCTTTCTTGAATGTAGCACCTAGAATAAGGACCTTCTCGATGTTCGGATTGATATCCTTAATGCGATTAAACACATAATCTGGCATACCTTCATTAATAAGAAAGCTAGTATTAATAAGATCACCAAAGGGAATGTCACTAAGCAAGAAACGGCCGTCTTTGAATAAGCAAGGGCCTCCAACATTAGGTCCTGGATGAGGCACTGCCATTCTAGGATAATCGTAGTTACATGCATCAATAACTTTGTCGATGTCCACACCATGCTTTTCTCCAATCATCCACATTTCATTAGCAAAGGCAAAGGTGACATAACGATACATATTAGTCATTAGTTTGCCAAGTTCCGCCTCTTTTGGTGTTAATTGAAACACTTCATTGTTAATAAATGTTTTGAAAAAATCAAAAGCAAGAACAAATGATTCATGTGTAAAAGCTCCGACAATCTGTGGAAGTTTTGTTGTCTCAATAATAGAACGGCCTTGAACCACTCGTTCAGGACAGAATACAAGATGATAATCCTCACCTTCTACCCAACCATGGTTCTTTTCAATATGCTTACGGAGAACCTCTGTCGTTCCTGGTGATACTGTAGAACGAAGGACAATCAACTGTCCTTTTTTCATTCTAGGAATAAGAGTATCATCAACAAAATTAAAAAGATCATCAAGACGGGCATTACCTTCTCCATCTACTGGTGTACCAATCATAATGGCAACTACATCGGAGTCCTTTATGAAATCAAAATCGGTGGTAAAAAGGATTCTCTCTTTCTTCAGATTGATTTTAAGAATATCTTCACCACCTTCTTCCACATAAGGTATAATACCAGCATTTAATTTATCAACGGCATTTTGGTTAATATCAATACCATACACGGTATGACCTGCTTCAGCAATAACACAGGCAAAAGGAAACCCTACATGACCGCCGGCACCAATTATACTTACTATCATTTTAATGTCTCCAATAAAACATCTTCTATGTCATTTACGGTATCTTGAATGGTGTGGTTTGCCATGACATAGTTATAGGCATTATCAATCTTTTCTTCATCTATCTTATGATTACGTAGAAGTTCCATTAACTCCTTCTCGTCTTTATAAGTGGTACCATAATAGCACATATCTTTAGCACCGGCAATATCTCTGGCGTACCATGGTGTCTTATTCATCATAGCCTCTAAAAGGACAAGACCAAATCCTTCCTCATAGGAGTTCATAATGTAGGCATCAGCAGCAGAGACAGCAAGTAAAACATCCGTCTTTTCTTTACCGAAGAAACATTTAACATTATCCGTTTCTATAGGCATCAAGTGTTCTTCGCCATATCCATATAGATGGAGTTCAGCATTAGGAATATTGGATTGTGTAAATGCCTGTGCTAGAGGTCCCATTGCCTTATGAGGCCAGAAACCACCGGCAGAAACAAAGATGGTCTTTTTCTTATTTCTTTCTCTAAGATGTAAATCAGGAACAATGCCATGACGAATACGGCGACCTCTCTCTAACACATTATGTTTTCTAAGGTGGTCAATATCCATGCTGGTAGAATAACCAAGGAATCGGTGATGTTTTAGACCATGAACACACATCTGACTGTCGCTTGGTTTTACAATTAGATAAAGAACAGGAGATTTTATTCTATCAGCATTTAGATGAACGATATTCTGTGCCTGAACATCACCACCATGGACAATGATTAGATCCCACTTTTCACCTAATGAATAGAAATCATCCAAAACCTTCACACCATTATAATCACCTTGGTTTGTAGGTGCCAAAACAAACACTTCATGCCCTCGTTTAAGCATTTCTTCAGCCATGTTAGCCGTGTAGTATTCGCTTCCTCCAGGATATGGCGCATAACGGTGAACTACAAATAATATTTTCATTTACCACCCATTACAAATGTTTCCCACCAGTCACATAAGTTATTCATATCAGTAAACTCATTAGGAATATTATTCTTAAATGCCGGCTTCTCTATTATATCTAGGTACTCTTGTTTACCAGTAGGTGAATCTAAATGTGAAATATACTTTACGAGGTTTTCAAAGTTACCATGATCTGATGCATTGATGAAGGCATTTGTATTAAAGTCTCTACCTACCGTGGGTGATCCCCAATAGATAGGCATAGTCTTTACTTGTAATGCATTAAATAGTTTTTCGGTAACATATCCAGGATGCGAACCATTCTCAAAACAAATGTTAAAACGATATTGATTGAGAAAGTCCAACTTATAGTGCATCTTATCCCTAGGCAATACACTACCCATATTATTCATATGAGGACCTGCACTATCTACTCTTTTATACTGATTGATAAAATGAAAGGCATTATTACGCATTTCTTGACGAGGATTAGAAACGACAAAAGAACAGAACTTTCTTTCATCATATTCTTTTTCATAATCGTGTTTTAAATCAACCAGCTGATAGTAATCATTCGTCCATTTTTCTCTTACAGAACCCCACATATCAATCACATATAAAGGTAAACGATAATGTCTAGAAGAGTTAAGATGGTCAAAGGTAATGGCAAAGTGTGCCTTATCTAAAGGTGGCCTAACATTCTCTCCTGTGTATGCTATTGTCACCATATTTGGATTAGTATATTGATTCCAATTATAATGACTATCTGTATAGAAACTCTGGTTAGGATTCAAATCACCAAAGATAAGATAATCTGGATTTTTGTCATCTCTAGTAACATCAAAACGACGACCAAGGGCCTCAATAAAGAAACCCTCAGCCGTGGAGAATGAATAAATGAAACCAAGTTTAAGTGGTTTCTTCATTACTTATACCAGAAAAATGTGGAATTTGTAGATAGGTTAAGAGGTGCTGTAATCTTATTCTTTTCACGGAAATCGTTTACAGCTTTATTAACGTCCTGAATGGAAGAGTAATCATGACCACAAAAGAATCCACCTTTCTTCAATAAAGGATAATATGCCTCACAATCTGCTAATGTTGTTTCATAAGAATGATCACCATCAACAAAGATAAAATCAAATTGTGGTTCTTTAAACTCTGCTGCAATTTTGGTGGCAGCATCAAGAGAAGTTTCTTTTATCATCTGAAACCTATCACCATATTGCTTTAGATTCTTTTTTGCTATCTTTTCAAACTTATTCAATGTGTCTTGTGTAATCTCACCATTCCAATCATTGTATGCTTTATAAGGATCAACTGTATAAAGTTTGGTGATATTAGGACATTTCTCTAAAAGAAATGCTGTAGACTCGGCACGACATGTACCAATCTCAATACCAACCACACTTTCACCTTGACGTTTAATATAAGGTGCTAATCCTTTTACTGATACCCAATCATACGGCCACTTATCACCAAGTTCCGCAATAGTCTTAAAGTCATCTTCACTTAATGCCATTTTAATCTCCATATTTTTCTTCTACTAGTGTTTTCCATTCTGGAACTCGGTCCCACTGGTGAACAATTGAAAGTTTATTTCCGTTTGCTCTAATAATTTTATCATTAACATCATACACTATATCATGTATGAAAGGTAAGTCCATTTGAGGATTTTGTTTATATGCTTGACCGATTCCACCTGAACCAGCGCGGACAGCATCTATAGAAGTACCACCGTGTACCACCCAACCATCAGCAGGATTTGTTCTCATAGTTATATATGACATATATTCCATGCTAATTAGTATGTTTAGTGCAGCTTGATCTGGCCCACCACCACCAGGAATCTGTGGATTTGTACCTTTACAAATTAACCAAAGGTTAAGACAAAAATCTGTTAGTGAAGCATATTTACCAGCAATAACACCGGCACAGAATATCTCCTCGTTTTCCATCTGTTCATAAAAATACTGTCCGAAGGATTGCTTTATATTATTAGCACCCCAAGGCTCGTCTTTATATTTCAAGTTTTCTGAACCCAAAAGTATTTCAAAACTACCAACAGCAACATCCAACCACTTAGTTGGATTGTCTTGGAATACTACATCTCTAACATCAGTAATAATTACATTATTAACCTCTTCAGGAAAAGCAAGAAGATTAAGAAAGTTATAAATATGAAAGAAACGATCCACCATAATACGATCTGAAGGATGTGAATAGGTAAAACCTTTTTCTTTATCATATTTACCTGCACCTATAAGAATAAACTTATCTTCTTCAAGTCTTGCTACCGTTTCAGCATCCATGTTATAGATGATTAATGCTTTATGGCCATCAAAACCGGAGGATTTAATAGAGTTAGCCCAATATTGTATCTTGTCCCACTTATAATTATCAACTACACCTATAATTAAATCTTTTGCCATGGAAACTTTCCTTGATAATAATCATTTTGTATCTTGTTACCTGTATTAAAAAATCTTTCATCTACTGAATTGGGATTACCATCTAATCGGTAACATAACGTATGTTTACCGTTTGTATCATACTTGGCGGTATCTTTAACAGAATAGAAGAAATGTCTATCACCACCCCATCCCCAATGCCAATAATGACATGTCTTTTCAATAAACTCTCTTTTAAAACAGAATGAGGAGGTATCAATAAGATATTGTCTACCGTGTGGTGAATTGCGGGACATATAGATTTCCCATTTACCAAGACTTTCACAGTTATCATCACATAGGTATTTCTTTTCTGGATCGAATATCTTGCGAAGAGAATAGGAGAAATCTAGGTTTTTCTTTTCAATAATTTCAATTAAGGTCTCAACGTGGTTAGGTTCATACCAGTTATCTTCATCTAAGAATAGAATATAATCAGAGTTTACAAGGTGTGGGTATGCGGCATAGATACGATGACCATAGAAACCTTGACTACCTTTGCCTGTGTTCTCTGGTGTTACACAAAATTGGATAGCACCAACAACAGCAAGAGGATATACTTTATCAAAGTATTCCGGTCCATCACACACAATTAGATGCTTACACTTGTAGGTTTGATTTGTTACCGACTCAATAGCATCTTTTAGTTTTGGAGAACCAATAGTAGGGGTAATAACCGTTACGGGTTTTTGAATCACAAGTTTCATCATAACATCCTATAAAGAAGACCGGGACTTAATATCAGAGGTCCCGGCCATGTTATACTTACTTAGGCTACTTTCTTACCTGTCTTTTCTCCAGCAAGCTGCTTTTGAAACGCCGTTGCCTCTGTGAGGAACTGTCTCGTCGCCTCGCCGACCCCGAACGGATCCAAGATATCAATTTTCTTCGCCTTCTTCTCCTCGGGAATAAATCGTTCAAGAAAGATTTTAAGTAATCCATTAGCCATCTCCGCGTTCTTTACAACGACCGTGTCGGCAAGTGTAAATTGGCGAGTGAAAGCACGGTCAGCGATACCTTTGAAAATGTAGTCTTTATCATCATTCTCTAAGCGGCCAGAAACCGTCAAAACATCATCCTTCAATTCAATATCAAGGTTCTGTTTTCCGAAACCAGCAAGGGCGATTTCGATAACAAAATGTTCATCGTCGACCTTCTTGATATTGTATGGAGGGTATGATGGGATTTTTGGAGCGTATTCACTTGCTTCCTGTAATCGCTTTAGGATTGTATCAAATCCAATGGCAGTTTTAGGAATACCACCAGCGAAGGAAAATGGATCAAATATTAGATGTTCTTTAGTCATGGTTTTCTCCTATAGTTAGCGAGAATAAAGTGAATGAATCCTCCTGGAAACATTCACATATATTATATAGTAAAGTTTATGGTCTTGTCAAGAGATTCTTACAGTCAAAAATAGAACATGTGTTTCGTTAATATCACCATTAACTATATTATAAGTGGTATAACCCATCATTCTCCATGTTCCGCTCTGACCTATACCTGAACCAGAAAAAGTTGCACCACCATAAGCATTTTTATCGGCAAACATTTCAAGGAAATTTTCAATTGGTAATCCACTATGCATAATATAGCTTCCTATTCCACCATATTGTGTGTTTGCCTGAAAAGAACCGTCTCCGTTTACACTAAAGACTGATGAACTATTAACTTCCAGATTCAATATCTTTGAATTTGCATTAGCACCAAAAGGTGCATTAACATTCATACCAATTGCTGTATAAGAAGTATTAGCCGGATCCGACCACGTTGCTGTCATATTTTTAATAGATACTGTCATGTTGTCACCAATGCTGCGGTTAAATTAATTGAAGGATAATAATCAAAATAATCTTGTAATACTATATTCTCACCTGTGTCTATCACAATAGCATCAACTGTAGTAGTAACTGTTACACCACCAGTAGTTGTATTACTAAAGCTGGTATTAGAAACATCCGTAAAAGAAGGATATGAACCTGGCCTACTGTCAGCTACAACTGAAACTTTCATTGTGCTTCCTGATGTATCTCCAACCACAGTTTGACCTGGTGAAACAGATACTCCTGGACTGAGATTATTTATTTTCAAAACAGAAGATGAACTACTAACTTGAGTAACCGAAGTTATAGTTCCAATAATTTGCTGTCCTATAGAAAGTAATTCGCCTACTTGAAAGTTTGTTCCTAGACCAAGCATAGCCATCATACTACCTTGACCTATCATAACATTAGGTGAACCTCCAATAGGAATAGGAAATCCTTGGACATGAGGTATGATACCCAGAATGTCAGGTGCGGCTCCGCTAACAATAGAAGGAATAGCAGGCATACCTCCTATTAATACATTATGTTGCAATATATTAATAAGCATACCTAAATTATCATGACTATCTCTATCACCTTCTACTGCTGGTATCAAATTGTTTATCATAACTCTTAAACCTGAAGCTTGACCAGGAAGAGTTATCGCACCACACATTCTTAACATAGTTGATAGGTGTATTGGAAACATTATTTTTTAGGCCTTCCTCTACCTCTTTTTTCAGGTATTTCAGAATTAGCAATTGCTTTTTTAATAGGAGTTTTTTTGTCTTTACTTTTTGGAACCACTGGAGGTGGTTCTTGTACCTTAATAATTATTGTTGGACCATCCGATGATACACCGGTTGATCCCATACCACCTTTTCTATTAGTCTTAACACCAGGTCTTGTCGCTGATTCTACTATAGAATATTTAATATCTTCAACCAATTCTGCCTGTGCTATGCGATCACCACTATTAATAGTAATCTGGTTCTGTGACATGTTATAAACAAGAACCATAACTTCATTAACATAGTCGGAATCAATAACACCTTCAGCATTAGCTAGAACCAGTCCTTGCTTTAAGGACGCACCGGAGCGGGCGTGGAGGCGCACGGAGAAACCTTCTGGTATGTCCATGATAAGACCGGTAGGAACCATAACACGGTCACCAGGTTGAATAACAATTTGATTATTCATAGGTCTTTTAAAGTTTTTATTCTGCTGGCTATAACCTTCGTATGTGTTATGACCGTAACCTTGGAAAGACAAGTCAAAACATGCTGACTGTGTGGTCTGTTTTGCTGGTAACTTTATTGATGGATGTGTTTTAAATATTTTCAATGTAGTCATAATATACTCCAGTTTATTCTTGGTCTGGATATCTCTTCTTACCTAGAGAATATTTAGCGACCAAATTCCATTCATTCTTTTCGCCATATGAAATAATTTTGATTCTATTTAGAGGTGTAAGTGGATCAGCACTCTTGTTCTTATCAACAAGATTTACAAGACCCCATTCTGCCAAAAGGTTGGCGATAGTATTACGGCGACCTCTATCCTCTTCGGAGAAATCAGTAGGTTTACCGTCTAACATGAACATTTCTTTGAAATGCGGAAGGAAATAACGACCTTGTTTATGTAAAATATGGACTGATTGATAAAGTGTTTTGTCTTTTTTGGAAGCAACACCAATGCGAGTCAAAGTTTCTTTAACTTTTAAAAAGGCTTGTGGATCTGGCAATTTCACTTCAATAAAATCCTTTAAAATATCGTCAGTATTCATCAGTTTTACCCTTCATTTTTCTTTTTTGGAGATTTGCTTTCCAAGGTATCATTTGAAGGTTTGTTAAACTAGAACATTCCTCAATAGACAAACCTTTATCAAAACATTCTCTTACACCAAGTATGTGATCTAATTGATAACCACCATCCACACCACATAATGTTCTTGGATAGTCATCAGGATTTATGATCTCTTTGTATTTAGCATAATTGGTTTCTGTAAGGTATCTGACCTTTCTCGCATACTTTTGATATTCTGGTATATTTAACTCTCTCTTTAGGCCGAATGAACTTAGGCATCTTGCTACATTACTTCTAGACATCCCTAAAAGATCAGCAATTTCATCATTGGTATGTTTATTGTTTATCAAATATAACAAGTGTTCTTTTGTTACATCATATTTTCTATTGTTACCTCCACCTTGTATTCTAGTTTCTAATCCAAATTTTTTTATCCATTGACGGATTCTTAATTTTCCGCATCCATATATTTCAGCAAGTTCTCTCTGTAACTTACCTTGATTTATGTATAGATCAACAAACTCTTCTCTATCAGGCAGTTGATTATAACCTATTACATTAGTCATAATAGCATCCTTTCTACCTTTATTTAGGCAAAAAGGTTTTTTCAAAGAAACATTTTATTTCTTTTTTATACCACCTTTATTCAGACTTTCTCTTATAACATTAATCTGTTTTTCCGAAAGTAATGATAGAACATCTTTCGCCTTCTCATTGGAATAACAAAAGTATTCTTTTACAATTTCCAAATTTTCATTTTTGGATAACTTTTGCCAAGGTTCAAACTTTCTCTTGTAACCTCTTATAGAATTGAAGAGATAGTCATACTGCATTTTGCTATTCAATCCAGGATACTTATTCATCTCATTCACCTGCATCACACAATCGTAATGAAATGACAGAGACCTATTAACTATAAAGGGTAGGTAACTCTTTGTAAACCCCTCTTCGTTAGATAGGTCTTTTTTAGTTTGCTGAATGGAAGGTATGATCTCTTTAAAGACATCCATTACTTAAACTCCGCCTCAACCATAATTTCCGTTAATGCTGCGACTAGATTTATTTCCTGACTAGAAACGAAGGCCTGTTGATACTGGTATTTTGCAATTGTAATGACCACATATGGGATGGATTCAGGTTTAAGAAATGTATTCATTCCATCGTAAATATCTTGATAAATCCTTGCTGGATCCACATCAGAGTTGGAGACAACCCACTTACGCATGGCAGTGAAATCTTTTTCCTTTAATGCCTTAATCAGGTCATCCAGTTTTCTTACATTGTCAACCTGAGCAAGAACACCAGCATCAATAGATCCGCCAGAAGAATAACGTTGTAATTCGTTAAGAGTCCTTCGATAATCTGGGAAATACCTTGCAACAATTTTTCCCAATACGTCTGCATCGTATTCAATCCCTTCTGTTACTAGTATTGTTTTTAGTCGTTTAAACATCTCCAAGGCCATCTTGGATTTTTCATCACCTTTCAAGGAGAAGTCAACAACGGCACACCGAGAATGTAGTGCCTCAATCAACCTTGCCTTAAAATTACAGGTGAAGATAAAGGAGCAGTTCTCACTAAACTCCTCAATTGCTCCACGCAGGCCTGCCTGCGCCTCTGGTGTAAGATAGTCGGCCTCGTCTAGAATGATAACTTTACGACCACCTGTAAGAGAAATGGTAGAGGCATATCCTTTAATCTTGGTTCGTAGTGTATCAATACCACGTTCATCAGAACTATTGATAAAGAGATGGTTTAAACCAAGTTCTTCACACATGGCCTTGGCGATGGTGGTCTTGCCGCAACCGGCAGGACCAGTTAGCATTAGATTAGGTATATCACCTTGTGCCACATAATCCTGAAACACCTTCTTTAGACGATGTGGCAGGATTGTGTCCTCAACTTTATGAGGACGGTATTTTTCACATAGCAAATATTCACTCATTAAGATGCCGTCTTTTCCATAACAGTGGTGTAAAACTCTTCAAAGTCCGTATTCTCTTGGACCTCTTCTTTGAAGTTGGCCTTGAAGTATGCCCGAGACATACGGCGGAATAACTTCTTATCAATGCCGAGTTTATCGGCAACCTCATTTGTAGTTTCTTTTTGTAGTTCTCTTTCAGCACCAACACGGGTCATGGAGTCATTCATCTCCATAACTGCCTTACGGAGGATCTTACGATCTTCTTCTGTAAGGCCTTGAACCGACCGTTGCTGCTGGTTATGCCCAATCATACTCATTTTAGTCCACCTCAATTATTGCGCTAGGGTTAACACAAACATATCCATTCGCCGCTACAACGGCAACACCGCCACCATCTTTACATTTTTGGATATAAAGTTCATGGAGAGCAACATTGTTAGCAATCACATAAACAAATGCAATGATGGTGGCACCTGTAAAGACCATCAATAACACATCATAGATTTTGCTAGGCATCACTTTGTTTCCAATGCAATAAAGTATTTCAGATTACCAGCAACATTCACGAACATTGCAAAGGCACCATTCTGTAGTTCCACATTGTAATCATCAGGAAGCAACTTTAGGTTCTCTGTCTTGAATGTAGCAGCAAAATCTGAACCAGCATAGTCACCAATCTTCACCGAACCATGATTAGATGTATCATTAGCCTTCTCATGGATCTTTAGACGAAGTTCACCCTCTTTACCAACAACTGTAAGATTTGGTAAGGAGTTCATCGTAGCAATCTTGAGGAGTTTCTGTAGAACGGCATTAGTAAGAGAAAACTTACAATCAACCTGTTTCAGTGTCAACTCTTTATCTGGAGGTGAAATGATTAGATTAGGTGAACAGGAAAGATATGTAAGAGAAAACTCTCCATCATCAATCGTAACATTATCCTTAGAGAAGTTTAACTCAGGATTCTTTAAGGTTGTAACATTACCAAGGAACTGGTTCAAGTCATAGATACCAAAGTCAGATGGAATGTTATCTTCTAGAGTTGCCTCAACAAGAATGGACTTCTCAGGTGAAATGGTTTTTTGGGTTTGTCCTGACTTTAGAACCACACCACTATTGATTGAGGCAAAGTTCTTTAGAACTGCCAATGTCTTATCACTAAACTTCATATTATACTCCTCATATTGTCAAACTGTAATATATACTAACATCTTTTTCTTTCTGTGTCAAGATATTTTTTATATTTTCTTTAAGTTCATCCACTGTTCCTTCATTGTGAATAATAATATCTGGAATATAGTTGTTCCATGCCGTCTCTGATATATGCATCTTGGAAAGTTCTTCTGGTGATGGGTCATTACCTCTTTTTACACGGATAATCTTGCCGCCGGCACTCCGAATAAAATCAATCTCATTAGGAAAACGAGTATCGGATATAACCACATCTTGATATCCTTGTATTCGTTTCTCTAAGGCTGCAATCCAGATGTTATCTGCTATATTGTCTCTGCAAGCTTCACTACCCATTTTTTGTAGAATGAGGCGAGGCGTAACCTCGTATCCAAGTTTATTGGACCACCAAGGGTCAACACGTTCACGGAAGGCCCGTGAAGCGTTACTATCACCTTCCAAAAGACCCCGTGGCCATACAAAGATGGAGGCCACGGCATCTTTTAGAGCATCAGCAAAGGCAAACTTTTTGTAACCATAATCTCTTTCGAGAATGTCACCTACTGTGCCTTTGCCGGAACCAATGTAACCGACAATGCCGATTATCACCGCAAATTACCGCTCAATGCTGCTACTGCTGGAAGGTCACCTTGGAACCCATATGTACCAACGTGTGTGGTCTTCATCCAAGGACATAGCCATACTTTGACACCAATGGCGCGAGCATTTTGACAGAACATATAGTCCTCAGAAAGATAACGATGTGATTGTGGATCAATAACAGTATCAAAGTAAGCATGAATATATCGTGTACCGTCAAAATTGGCCTGACCAACGTGATCTGGCTTATAATGAAGGTGTGGATACTCTTCAGCATACTTCTCAAATACTTCACGCTTTACCATCATAAATCCTGTACCAATCTCCATAACCTCAACTGGTTCGGTTACCTTGAAAGATGTAGTACCAGGAACTGGATTAAACACGAAGTCACCCGTAACACCATCAAGCATACCAGGATTAAAATCTTTATTATCAGCATTACGTTTTACTGCATTGACAATGTTTGACCAGTTGATTGACTTCTTTGGATATGGACCACCAATGATATCTTTATCAAGAGCCAATAGAGCAAGGACATCCTGTGGATTGAACTGAATATCGGAGTCAATAAACAATAGATGGGTGCAACCTGAACGGAGGAACTCATCAACAAGATAGTTTCGGGCCCGGGTGATAAGGGACTCATTAAAGATAAATGAGAAGCGGCATTCCATACCATACTGAATACAGGTTGCTTGAAGGTCGAGGCAGGCTTTAGCATACAAACCGAAGCATTGGCCTCCGTAGCACGGCGTGGCCACAAATAGTTTCTTGGAGCGTAGCTCCTCTGTGGATATCTTGATCTCCATAATGTTCTCCATAAACGAAAAGGGACGTGGCGAGGTGCCACATCCCTATATAGCATACTTTTAGAAAGTATTACTGGGCAAGGCGATAGAAAGCCGTGCGCTTACCGTCAACATTGCGGTAGTTGGTATAAATGTTGTAATACTCACGAAGGTCGGAAACACGCTTGCCAACATTCTCACGAGGAACGCGGGCCAACTTAGCAATGGAATCCGCTGTGATACCAGGTGTTGCCGTATGGCGGAGGAGGACGTTTTCAATCTTTTCAATTTGTGTCTTACGTGGTGTAGCCATTATATATTTCCTTTTTCATAGTTAAGTTTCGTCGTTTTGGAGCGGAGACTGTGTAATCGAAACACAGATTCCAGGGGGGACCTGGGTAATACCTTTATACGATCTCCGCATTTATACCCTGCTATAAT